GTTATTGCTAAAGTATAATCTTGACCAGAAGCTTGATTATCATTAATTATTCTATAGGGCTGCGTGCCAGAAGTACCAGCTGGAAAGGCTTTATCCACTATAATTTGGTCAATAGTATTACTGGCTATTTTTCTAGAAACCTTATCTGTCTCTAGATATATCCACTTATCTTGAAATGCATTTATAGTAAGTGCATCAATACCGGAATCGTCCACAGTTAGTAAGTCACCTGAGATAACATCAATAGAGCCCGAGGCAAAAGCATCAACACTATCCTGAACTACATTATTAACTAGAGTTATAGTAGAAAGTTTATTTCTTAGAAAACTTGTGCTAGATACTGCAGGAGTGGCTTTAAAATCTACGCCCGCCGCCCACTGCGAAATAATTGTGTGATCAGTAGATGGTAATTCCGTTACAGAAGTTCCCTGTCCTGACCATGCTATTTGAGCAATATCAGTTATAGAAAAATCTATTTCAGCAGTAGATATATTTACATTATCCACCCTATAGGTAGTTTTTTCTAAATGGAACCAAATAACTAGCTTTCCTAGCTCATTTGAATCTGATTCTTCAAAATCAACTCCCATTCCAGTGCCCGAGGCTTGCTGAAAAATACCACTTCCTACTGTAGCTACAGAGTGATTGCCATTTGCATCAAGCACAGTATCACTAGTATCAGAACTCGTTAGACTTGCCCATAAAATTCTCTCTGGAGAATCAATAAGGGATTGCGTATTATTATAAGGTCTGATATAAGTAGTCATACTCACATCTACTGGTTCCTGTGCTGTGTTAAAAGTCTTTTGACCGCGAATAGGAGTAGCACCAGCTTCTTCTACAACTATGTCCTCTGTGGTAGTAGCCTGGCTAAAAGTATAACCATCTAGAACCTTAATTTCCCAAGTATTTGCATTAGTAGCATTTGCTAACGTACCAGCTACTGCTGGTGTCATGTTAGTAACATATACTTTGGTATTGCGCGTTAAGTTACGTGCCATTGTTTATTTCTCCATTATTAGATATTTAATAATGTATTTAGATTTTTATCTTAACCATTAACGCCATATCTTACTTGTAATAAAATTTCTCCAATCCGTAGAGGTTCCATTAATCCTTCATCACTGCTAAGACTTAATATTCTTATTTCTTCGGTAAACTTACCAGCAGAATATTGCAGTTCCTGATTATTCTGAACCAGAGTTTCTATATCCGTAAATATATTTTCCATGGTTTTTTCGGAATCATTTGTTTTTATATATACCCAAATAGGTATATTTATTACCCCCCAGATAAAATCTCCAGGTAGATATTCTCTAATTTCATTATTAGCTGTTACACATACAAAAGGGTAATCTGGAACTTCATTCCAGAATATTAGTTTACTAGCAACATTTGTATATAAATTGGATAAATAAGTTCCTGTGCCATCTATCTTTTTTAATTCTGTAACCAGAGTATTTTTTATATCAGCTCGTGCGCTCATTTATCTCCTACCTTCCCTTATTATAGCTTTAAATTTACTCCCTATATTTCTAGCCAAAATTGTTCTAACAGCCGAACTTATTATATTTTTAGGATTACGGCCCGGGCCATTATTTCCCCTCGTGAATGTTTGATAAGGGTTAGTCATGTAACTATAAACCACCTCTAATTTACCCGTGTCTCCCTTAGTTTTCCCAATATAGCTTACCGTATCCACCTTGGCCGATTTAGCAAATCTACCAGTTTGATACCTGAGATAGTTTCGATCTACAGGAGCTCCACTAGGTTCCATGAACTCACTCTGAATAGTATCATGTAATAATAAGTTTAGCGTATTCTGTAATTTTAAAGCACTTGTAAAAAGACCGGAAGATTCCTGCAACGGGGTATAGTAAAGTTTATTAGTTCTTATTTTCTTATTACTTTGGACTTTCTTATTATTTTTAATAGTCTTCGTTTTGGGAATTTTTCCGGTGCGAAAAGCCATGCGTATATTCTTTACCCGCTCCTGTACGTCCAGTCTGAGAGCAGTTTTAGGTTTAATATCCCTCAACTCTTTTTTAAGAGTTTGCCTAACAGAAGCAATTAACTTATCCTGTAGCTTGGAATCCAAATCTCCAGGTAAGCTAAATTTAAATGTGTACCTGTTAAGTCTATTACCTACCTTATTAGAAAATTCTGCCTGGTAGGAGGGNGAAGCGTAAGGTAGAAANGACCCAGCTTTGATATTTACAACAGCAGATAATCTATTCCTAGCTTCAGCAGTCTTCTGCAATACAAAGTTTTGTTTTCTTTTTTGCGAGGCTGCGCCTAGTGCCTGTGTTTTTGTAAAATTGGTATTACCCGTGCTAGGAGACGTATCTTCGGCTGAGTTTATAATATCAGTAACTACTTTAAATTGATTAGTATTATTTAATACGATAAAACTACTTTGTTTACCAGCTACTAGGTCAGGCCCCCAATACATTAAAATTCTTAAGTTTAGGAAATCTGGATGCTAAAGTCCTTTCAATTTTCAATTTAGTAACTGGATCAACACGGGTCATATCCACTACATATTGGTATGTAGCTAGTTCCCTTCTAAAACTAGAAAAATCCTTCTCCAAACCTTTTAATAGATCATCGACTAAAGGATCCTTAGCCATTATAATACTCTATATAAGTCTAGAACTCTCTTAACATGTGGCGGCAGTGCATTCCCGACATTCAGAATGACTGGGTTATCTATGCTAGCTCCCTGCATGGCTTTGCCAGGCTGATGTTCTTCTTTTCTATAATACTCCACTAAATCCATCACTGCAAGTTTCAAATCTTTAGGAGTCTTAGAGTATCCNCCTTTATAGGTTATTCTACCACTGTGGTGCGTAGTAATAGCGCTAGCAACAAAACCGTTAGCACTAGTGGTTACATTAGATATAATCATATCATTATCTGTATCTACAAAATAATCTGTGTTTTCCACTAATGGCACAAAAGTTACACCGCCATCTACTGAAGTAGCCACTTCAGTTACAGATAGCAATGGGAAGGATAGGGGTAGATATTGCTTATAAGATACTGCGTCGAAAAATTCAACTTTATCTATTAATGCATTGTCTATTATAGTTCTGTTGGTATATTCTTCTATGAAGTTACTAACAGAACCTATTAACAAGCTTATAATAGGATCAGAATCCTCACTATTGACTCCTTTATAAGTCTTAAAATCATCTATAGTTATTAAATTTGTCATTCATATTCCTATTATAAGCTTACTGGGGCCGAAGCCCCAGTAATGCAAGACTGCGATTAAACAGCAGGGTTGATAAGTGTTGATACTGTAGCGTTAGAAGAGAACAATTCAACTGTGCCGAAGCGACGAGTTACAACCAACAGGTTGGTTTGGTTCTCTACAGAACGTTCGCGTTCAACAGTCAAACCAAGGTAAGAACCTTTAAGGTAGTTTGACATATTTACACAAACAGCAGCAGCATTACTTGCAGCAGCAGCTGGGAATTCACCAGATACAACTACAGGAGACCCTGCAATACGGCCAACTTGACCAGTAAGGATTGTAGCCTTATCACCAACCAAATCCATTGTACGGAAGTCAGGATCTTCAAGAAGATCAAAGTAAACATCGTGATTAACAATGTAGATTACATCAGATGGATTATGTCCGAAAACACCCAATTGACGACGCAAAGCTTGCATATTAGCGACTGTTACAGCTGTAGGAGCAGCAAGAGTACCTGCAATTACTTTAGTACGTCCAGCGTTAATACCAATTTGTGCCAAACCATCAAAAGGATACAAGCCTTCATTTGTACCAGCAGAAGTACCAGTATTACCGATAAGCAATGCTTTATCAGAAGATTTAGCCATACGACGCACAGAAGCTTCACGAATAAGTGGAACCATTGCAATCATGGAATCATTTTCTTCTTCATAAGAAAGGAATTCTTTAGTTGCAAGTTTATGTGCGGTAATGTTGGTGTCTTGTATACCGTGGGTTTTACCAGTACCAGAAGACGCCGCTGTTCCAAGTTGAGCTGTTGTTACCCAAGTACCGTATCCTGCTTCTGGGTTCAATGGCAGATTAACTACAACATTTGTCATCGGAAAATCAATGAATAGAGGTTCTACTATCAATTTTTCACGAATATTATCCCAAAGACGAGTAGAAAATCCAGTTTCCCAACTAGCTGTCATACCAGATTGGTGAGCAATCTCGGATTTAGTAACTAAATCATTAAAATACTTTGTTTCCTCTACGGGAACTTTAGCCATTTTAGAGATAAGAACTGCATCATCTTTTTGTCGATCAGTAAAAACATCATGTCGATTACTTTTATCCAAGAATTCCATCTTGTTATTGTTAAGAGCAGTTAACTTTTCAGCATACTCTTTAATCTGGGACTCAACACCCGCTAGAGCTTCAGACATTCCTTTTTGCTCATCAGCAAGTCTTGTTTCCAATTCTTCTTTAAGAGCCTCAACGCGTTCGCCCATAACTTGAACCGTTGCTGTTTTGGTTACTTCCAATTGAGAAGATACTTCTTTAGTAATAGCTTCTTTTCGAGCAAGTTCTTCTTTTCTTTCTTTTTCAATGTCGGCACGAATTTGTGCTTCCATTTCAGCCTTTAATTTATCTGGCATTATTGTTTCCTCTATATTATCTGAGTTGTCTTTTGACACTTCCTCAGTATTTACTGTTGTAGCGCCTTTTTTAAACTCAGATTTAAATGAAGCATATTCTTCATCTGTCTCAAAAGACTTCCTTACAGAAAAGGTCGAATCCGCGTTAGCTGGTATGCTTACAACAGAAACTTCCAATAGTTCTAGGTCCTTAATTACGAATATATCAGTTTCCACATCATAATCAGCCTCTCTAGTTCTGAATCCAATGGAAAATGTTTTTAAGACCCCTTCTTTAATTAAAGAGAAGATTTCCCCAGCAGAACTTAATATTTCCGCTGTAATCCTCAATCCTTCACTACTAACCCCATGCTCAATCATTTTCCCGATAGGTCTTTCTTGATTATGGTAAGCTAGAATAATAGGATTCTTTAAATAATTAGTTAATCCACCCTTAGTCCAGGCTTCTTCTAAAATTATATCTCCAACCCTATCAACTGTTGTGGTATTGGCAAAACCTTCTATAGTGATAGATTGCTCGCCATCAGAAAGATTCTTTACCTCAAAGTTAACAGGAATTTTAAATATGTTTTTTGACATATATTATACCTCTTTAGTTGCTTGGAGGTCTTCCTCCTGAACCAGCATCTTGCGCGCTTCCTGCAACATTAGCAGGAAGTATAAGAGCATCAGACATTGCTGGGTCTTTTGTATCAGGTTCAAGTCTAATTCTCTCCCTCGCCTCATTGCGTGTCATTATACCTGCATTTACTAGAGTAGATAAATAGTTAGCTTCATCTCTAAGTTCGGGTCTAAGTGCCATAATATCAGCTGTAACTGGTTTTAGGTCGAAGCCAAAATATATTTCAAAACTAGTAACTATTTTATTTACTATAGGTAATACGGTATTTGTATACAAAAGTTTAAGATTAGGTGAAATATTTGCGTTATTACCTGAATCAAGTAATATTGGAGGCACACCTAAAGCCTCTAAAATTTTTCTTTCTTGAGTTTTTATAGATTCTGAAAAATCTAGTTCTTTAAAACTATACTTAGATAGCCCTTCCATTTTGAAGCCACCATCAAGAATAAGCGGTTTACGTCCACCACTAGTAGGATTATAATCTCTCATCCATTCTAGTACTTTACGTTGCTTAAGTTTCGTTGAAAGAATATCTGGGGTACTAAGAACCACACCCAGTATAGTATTATTCTTAAAAAAGTTCTTCTGGTAAGTATTCATATTTTTCAATATTTCAATACTATCTACCGCAGAAGATAACCTGGATGCGCCTCTAAAAATAGAATTAGCGGAATTTTCTCTTATATGTATGATTTCTTCCGGCTTAAATTTAGTATTATTATACCAATATTCTTTTATGAACATTTTCTTATCGGTTATAATTTCTACATTAATAGCTGGTAATATATAAATTTCATTACCATCATAGTAAATAAAACCATTACCTTCCAAAATCAAATCTATAGCTAAGTTACGTTTAAACTCACTAGCACTGGTATATTTATTCGCTCTATAATTTATGAGAGTATTAAGTTTTTTAGCTCTTGTATGACCTACAATAGATTCTATATCCAAGCGATCTTTTATATCAAAAGTAAATTCAGATACAGCATCAGCTATTAAATTAACTCCTCTATTAACTACCTCTAAACAATTATAGGATGCTATATGGGAATTAGTATATCTGGAAGTATTTTGAGTAGCTCCTGCCTGATCTAACTGTATTTCGTTTTGNGCNGGGTTTAATTTCTCNTCATACTCTATTTCTAATTTAGCTATCTTTTCCTGTAGTTCTTTNGTTTCATCTACTTCTTCATNTTTNGAACNACNAAACTGCCACCAAGCCATTATTTATACTCCTTCTCTCGCTGTATATCACACCAACGTTTTTGCTTTTTAGCAGTTATTAAAGCAGGAACTTTCCCGTACACTTTATGCAAGCGTTCCATATGATGAAATTTACATAGGGTAACTACTTCATCATACATTTCAGAATGATATTCTTCTATAAAGTGTCCGCGAATAGCCATTATATGTTCAGAATCTCTTATAACTATTTTATTTTTGCGTTTCCAGTTTTCCCAAAGCAGGGTCAAACTATTGAAGTGGTGCATTTGAAGAGTTTCAGTAGAACCACAAATATAGCATTCAGAATCTTTTTTATAGAGAGCCTTAGCCCCATCCCTTACATATTTAACTTCTAATCTCTTTAAATACTCCATTATTCAATTCTCAGTAATCCCTCACCTATCCTAGTGTTACCTAAATTAGTTATTACGGTAACTTCAATTTCATATTGCTCATTTTGTATGCCAGCACCTATTCTAACTTGTACAATATTGCCCGAATAAGAAGGACTTCCTAGAGTAACATTTGAAGCTCCAACTATCCTTCCTATTATGTTTGATACGACCGAGGTAACAGAAGATATAGTTTCACCGGTAGACATTCTTCTAGCAAAATCCATAATCAAAAAGAATACTTTCATTAGGAAGTTTAACTAATTCTTCTAATTCAGACATATGATTCTCCTATTTATACTGTTTGACCACTTTCTCTCAATTGATACGTACTGTTACTAGCAGCCGTACCCGCTGGTAGACTAAGATGAATCCATACTCCCTGCGCTGTCAAATTAGTATGACTTTGAGCATTAGCTACATTTTTAGTAGTTGAATCAAATGTTCCTGCCGGAGCCGTAACACGATCGGGACTAGTACCAGAATCATCTAGAGTAGCTGGTAGCATAAAATCTATATTGGCCGCTGCTCCGCCAGCAATTTCTGCAATAGTGGCTGCGGTCAAGGCGCTGGTAGCATTCGAATTATAGAAGAATATTTTCTCATAATAATCTCTAGCTACTCCGCCTGCTGCTTCCGCTGCTACGTCATAAAAAGGACGTCTGAAAGAAGTAACTGTACCCCCTGGAATCACTATCAAGTCAGCATTAGAAGTAGCTTCTTCGACGGTAATAGATCCAGCAGTGGTACCTGATAGTACTCCTTTGAGTACTCGTTCAAAAGTTTTTGTTCCAACTACAGGAGTGGTACCCGTCAAGGTATATACTTCGGTATCGATTGTACCGTTAAGTAACCTTCCCGTAATTGTAAGTGTCTGAGTGGTATCACCAGCATTATCTGAAAATACATCTAGAGTATCTGAAGCAGCAATGATATCATTAAATATCATTAAAACTGTTGCATCTCTAGCTCCGCCTTGTACGCCTGTATTGGTTTCTTGCATATTTGCAGAACCATTAACAACTATATCTGTATCAACAACTGGCATTTATTTTTCCTCTATATTTATTTCCTGGAAATATTCCAAGTATTATCTGTTTTAGACAGGCTCCAAATTTTCTTATTACCTACAAAGAAAGTAATATTTTGGCCGTCCCATTCTGTTAGTAAACTTCTATCTATTCCTATGCTTTCTAGCCATCCTACTGGCTCAGTAATTGTAAGCCCTACTTCATGTGCCCATTCAATGTTTTTTATAACATCAACACTTATTTCGGCAGCATAAGAAACATTTAAACTTCTATTAGCAGCAAGAGTTCCTCTCCATCCTACAGGTAGAATATTATTGATTTGGACACTTCCAGTCCATCCAGTTGGTAATAATCTATCTAATCCAACTTCTTTAGCAAACTCTAGAGGCACAGTCCTGTTTATAGACATTTGTGCTTTCCACTCTATAGGAACGGGTCTACTTGCTTGAACATCAAAATTAGATGTCCATTCAACAGGTAATATTGTGGTAGGCTCTATTATTTGAGCCCACTCTGGCAATACTATTCTACCTGTTGAATTAATTTCTTGTGCCCAAGATGGCACTATAGTTCTGTCTAGTTTTAGATCAGCTGCCCATTGGGGCAACGTAGTTCTATTAACTAGTAATTGGGCTGACCATTCAATCGGTACTATACGGTCAGCTTGAAAAGCTACATCTACAGACCATTCTATAGGAATAATCTCTGAAGCTTGTATAATAGCAGCCCACTCTGGTAGAATAGCTCTGTTAGCTAACAGTTGACTAGCCCATTCCGGCAATACTGTTCTATTAACAGAAAGTTCCGAAGCCCAATCTGGTAGTACAGTTCTATCAAGATTTAAGTTTCCAGCCCACTCAGTAGGAACTAATTTATTAGCTTCTAGTGATTCTTTCCAAGAAACTGGAACTACTCTATTAGAATTTAGGTTTTGAGACCATTCTACAGAAGTAGTAGTATTTATAAGTAATTCTAAAGCCCACTCTGGTAGTACGTTTCTATCAACATCTAGAAAACCGCCCCACTCTACTGGAACTGCTCTATTAACATCTAGACCGCCGGCCCAAGAGGGCACGAGAGTTTTATTTGAATCTAGAAGTTCAGACCAGCTTATCGGTGTAACTCTAGATGATGCTAATTGATTAGCCCACTCTGGTGGTATAACCTTATCAATATCTACAAAGCCGGACCAATCAGCATTTAACAATCTATTCGTTAAAACCTGATTGGCCCATGCGGCGTTTATAGTCCTGTCTATATCAATGGGAGTTCCTTGTGGGGTAGCTATTGGTGTAGCTAGGCTAGGATTACCAATAAATATTCTAGAAACTCTCATTATATTGTCTACCTCTTAGTAGTACTATCTACCTTTGATGGCAGTAATTATTCAGGAACCCACTAACTATCCGGGAGATTTTGGACATGACTTAGGCCGGAATGAGGAACTGGTAGGGGTCGCGTAATATTGACCGTATAGCGGCTTCCGGCCAAACTTCATATGCGACATAAAAATGCTTGATGTACATTTCTTGAGGCAAGCCATTGGCTGTGTCTGCAAGATGCAATTTAGTAGGGTAATTTCCGGGGTAAGAAGCTAAGTCTATAGCTACTCCATCTGCGGCACCTTTATCCATTAGCAGGATTATTTCACCACTTGGCCTACGCTCCCATAATTTTAGTGTTTGGGAATAACCATCAAACTGAATAGCGTAGCGCATCCAAAGGTTCGCCGTCGAAGCGGGTGTAGAACTGGTTAATTTTCCCGTGCTTGTCCAAATCTGAAATTGCTCGTTAGAGCCTTGAGAGCTAAATGAAAAACCGAAATCATAGTCCTTATCTGTTCCAATAATTGTTCCGTTGACGCTAATGGATGGCCGCTTCATTTCAAGTATCAGTGTCAGCTTTCTGGTTGTAGCCATAAGTGGCGCATCAATACTAATGCCATTTGTACCGTCAACATAGGAAACACCATCTGGGGTTAAATAAGCCGAACCATAAGATGTTTTTGCCCCACTTGGTTGCAATCCCATCACATGACGTTGACCCCCCAGATAGACACTATCTAATCCTTCTGGTGCCTTCTCCCAATCCACAGCCACATCACCAACGGGCTTGCGTCCCGGTATCAGCAACGAGGGCATTTCGAGCCGGGAATCGGGCACATGGAATCCTGCCTTGGCTTGGTGCGGGGGTTGGATGAGAGTGCGCCCTGTATCTTGCGCATCAAGTACGGAATAAATATCCTGATTTATTCTGCGTATAGTGCTATCAGGCAATGAACGTGGAACGTATAACAATGCTTCTGCTTCGCCAGTTTGGAATGGGCCTACACCACCGGGTTCGCTGCCGATTGTCATGTTTGTTGTCGAAGCAGATATAGATGGTGAACCCGTTGCTGTAACCTTTTCATCATTCGCCCAGACGGAAAGATTTGTGCCGTCCCAATCAACAGCTAGGGTGAATACGTTACCCTTTGTGTAGAAATGAATGTTGCTGGCGTAATATAGCGAATATTGTGTTGTCCCACTTGCTATTATCCGCATACTAGAATCCGAATTAAAACTTAACAACCATCCATTTGCATGTGACCAAGAAGGTTTGCACATCAGCAATCTTGCGTTGGAAGCCTGTGTACCACCTGATACAATTTTATAAAAGCAAGTAAAAGGCCCGCCGTCACAAAACGCACTATCTGAATTTGGTATATCAATGTAATTACTCGTGCCGTCGAGTGTTATGTTATCTCGAATCGGCGTCGAGGTAGACATATCAGCTATTGCCCTGATTTTGCCAACAGGGCTACCACTATTGCCATTTGCAAAGTAAAAGGTTGCGTCCCTATATTGCGGAGAAAGGACAACTTCATGCTTCGGCTTCCTGCCCGGTATCAACATCTCCGGTGCCAACAATCGTGCATCGGGTAGCATCGCATGTGAGTTGTCGTCACGTGCGTTGGTGGTCATGCCGAGTTGCAATTTGGGTTTTAGGATTTGGTAAGGGTTACGAGTGAAACTAATACCTTCAGCCTCCGACCAACCATTACCCGGCAATCTACCAACAAAAGATATATCACCGTTCCAATCTTCCGCCGATGCACCATCGATTCCACCTATCCGAGTGTTGTTGGCAGTAATACCTACGCCCGCGCTTCCCGATACTGGGTAAGATTTACCGTCCACAAACATTCTATAGTTGGCAATGGTAGTGCTTGTTCCACCCTTAAATGTAATAGCAATATTGTGAAACAATCCATCGTCTAGTGCGGGTACAGCAGGACTCCCCATCCCTCTTATTGTAACATCGGGTGTTCTTGCAATAATAGCGAGCGGTGAGTAACTTCCGTGATTAGACAAAAGAAGCAATAATGGAACAGTTGTATTTGTACGCTTAAACGCAACGATAGTCGGGAAAGTATCAATAAACGAAGGAAGCCGCGCCCTCGCTATAATCGTCCAAGGTTGGCTCTGATCAAACCCCGGATCAGTTGAAGTGTAAGATATGTAATCATCCACCCCGTCAAAAGTAAAAACTTCTTCTCCTTTCGATACTGCGGGTGCGGCGTTATTACCCGGTGTGCCTGCGTAACCGTTGATTATGTCCCGTGTGAGTCCACGAAAAAATAGGAACATAAAAGTACCAACCCTCGTGTTAAGGGGTTAGTCCAATCAATCTCCACAGGCCCAACAGGCTTCCTGCCCGGAATCAGCAGCTCTGGTTGCATCAACCTGCCCGGCATCCAGACAGTCTGATCAAGTTCTTCAATGGTGGGTGGTACTATGATCATTATGTCTCCTTTACATGTCTGGGATTAAAAATTGATAGGGGTCAGAATAAAAACTAAGCAATTCCGCATTAGTCAAAGGTCTTGTCCAGAAGGCAAGCATATATTCCTCAATCGCTGATGGCATGTTTTCCGTCAAATTTTCGTCCTGTATCCCCATCGTAAAATTCGAAATAACATTGCTGGAAGACCATGTATAGTCCTTAAAAATACGTTGCGTAGTATCTATATGGAAATGTGTTCTGCTCGATCCGTGGAAGGACGTTCCTTTAATTGTCAATAAATCGGTATAATCCGTAGTAGGAGACGTCCCTTGTGTACCTGTATACCCGGAGCCAATTAAAGTCCGTATGTTCGCAGTAGGCCCGCCGTTCCCGTAGTCTGTGCAGTAAGCGCCAACCGTGTTGGTATCTATTACACCTGTCATTCTGGCGAAGTGCGCTGAATCATCTGACAGCAAGGCCAACACAGTACCGTCACTTCCCCCATGCGCGGGAACATTGATAAAAGAATTAGCAGAAGAAATAGCCTCTTTCATACAAATACCATGACGACCCAACTTAATGGAGCCTGACTGACTGTTAAAGTTATGGTATAGGAAAAAGTTTTTTGTAACTAAATCCCAAATGGGCATACCATTGAGGCCGTCTGGTTTTATGCTTACATCAGATAAACGAGGAAGCCAGCAGAAATATAACCCTTTCGTAAGCGAATTATTCCAATCAATCCGTACGTTGCCCACGGGCTTCCTTCCGGGGATTAAAAGCTCCGGCATGAACAGTTTGGGATTGGGGATGGAAGCGGGGGTGCGCTGAATAGGGTACGCAAACAAGGGGCCAATGGGCCATGCCTTGTCGGTGAGCAGCGTGCCCGCTATGTCTGTTGTAAACA